ATTTAAAAAATAGAAGGGATACTGACGAAACTTATCGAATTAAAATAAACATTCGTGCTTTAATATATAATTCCTTTAAAAAAATTAATAAATCTAAACCATCTAAAACTCAAGAAATATTAGGGTGTTGTTTTGAAGATTTTAAACAATATTTAGAATCAAAATTTGAATCATGGATGACATGGGAGAATTATGGTAACCCAAAAGATGGTATTTTTGAATTAAATAAGACATGGGATATTGACCATATAATCCCATTAACATCTGGCACAACAATTGATGATATAATTAAACTTAACCACTACAGTAATCTCCAACCATTATGTTCATATAATAATAGATTTATTAAAAAACAAAATATGTTCTAATTACCATTGTTTTCTTTTATATATAAATATCTAAGAAAATTAATTAATTCTAACATTATTGCTCAACATTTTTTTCTCTAAATCTTCAGCTTTTGATTTGAATTCTGCCATTGCTTGAACATTTCCAGAAGTAGCTAAATCACCACCTGGAATCCCATTACCTCTATGTACGTGAAATAATAAAGCTTGTTTAAGTAATTTTAAATATTCTAATAACACATCACCAAAAGGAAGTCTATGGGCACCACCATTACTTTCTGGTGATAATATTTTAAGTAATTCATCTTCAGAAATTAAATCTGTTTGATTAGTTACATTAAATCTAGGATAACCACCACTATGAGTTATAAGATTTATTTTGTTTGATACTATGTTGGTAACAGTACCTTTTTCAGAAGATAAATTATCAAAATTTAAAAATTGCATATCATTTTTAAGTTTAACATCATTTTTAATTTGTATAAAAGCTTGTGTTGTTTTGTTAAATTTAAAAGTATAAGGGTTTTCAAATGTTTGTGTTGATGCTTCAAATTTACCAGCTCTAATAACTATTTCATTATATTTTTGTATAATATCCGTATTATATCTTCCTTCTATTGAAACATCGCTAGGTTCAGGAAAAACACCATTTAAATCTGGTACATTAGTAATATTAACATTTGCTGCTTGTGTTCCAAAACTAAAACCAGCTAGTGCACTTCCATAGTGAGAATCAAAATTTAATTTTTGAGATTGGGAAATTATGGGTCCTATATATACTCTATCCACATGTTGTTTATCTTTACCAAAATTAAAGATATAAACACTTTCACCCACTTTTGGTTGAATATTAAACATTTTTGGCATAAGTGGAAAAGCCCATGGTAAATCAACATCTGCTTTGCTATCATCACCACCTAAACCAATAACACCTTTTATTCTAACTTTAATTCTACCAAGACCTTGAGGGTCATCCACAATCTTAACTTCACCTATAACTAAATGTTTATATGAATCTTTAGTATCATAACTACTTGCTCTACCAGTACCAACTGTTGAATTGTTATTTCCTATCATTATTCTCCTTTAAGTCTTTTAACTAATAATTTATTTGCGTCATCAAATTCTTTTTCTATTTCTACCATTTTATCATAATCTTTAATCATTTTAAGCTTTATAGCTTCATGATTGGCTTCAAGTTGTTTAACAAGAAAAAGTATTTCATTGTTACTCATATCATCTAATTTGCTCATATTTTTAATTTTTTTATCTTATTATACCATTACCAATACCATATGTTGTTGTATAACCTAATGAAACCATAGGTCCACCACCATTTGCACCATTAGTTATTACACCAATCCCTGGGTCTATAACCACATTAACAACACATTCATTAAGCAATGTATTTACAATTTCTTCAACTATTATTTTAACCATTAGTTCATTAGTATTTGGACCATCAGCAAAAACATCACCAATAGGTAAACCAGCTTCAGATTGTCTAGCAATAACATTAGAAACAACTGAACTTGTAGAAATACCAGGTCTTATTTTAGCACCTAACATAATTAGTGGTGGTGGTAATGGTGCCACTGGTTCTTCTGGAATTTTAAAGGCAGCTAATAAAGTATCTAACACACCGTCAATAGAATCTAAAAACCCTGTATCAATATTTTCATCTTTTTTATTTATATCTGCACTCATTATACTATTGTGTTTGAAATATTATTTAATGTTTGTGCTGGAACACCGACTAATGTTGCCATTTGGTCTTTTCTATGTTTCATTTTCTCAATTCTTTTTTTAACGACTACTTTAGCTACCAATTTTGCTATTTCTTTTAAGGCTAAACCTAATAAAATTTTAATTATAATTGTTGTTATTCCTTTTATTAATGATTTAAAAATATTTTTATTTTTTTTGATAAAATCAACACCATCAGTATAAGTTGCATCTGCCCCATAAACTATTTTAAGATTTATTAAAAAAATCATAATCACCTTAGGTGATAAGACACTACTAATAATTGTTTTAGTAAAATTTTTAAATATTTCAGTTGTAAAATTTAATTTTATTGAAACATTATCAGGAACGGATGGCATAACTGGCATCGTTGGTAAATTAGGTATTTTAGGCATTGGTGGATAATTAGGTAAATTATTAGCAGTTGTTTGCTCAGCCATTTTACTTAAATTATCAGAAATTATAGCTTTTTGTTGAATTGGGGTTAAATTAGGTAAATTTAACTGGTCATTCATATCAGTTAGCATTGTAATTGGAATTGATGCTGTTGTTGGTGTTGATAGTTGTAAAATATGAACACCTTGTTGTCTTAATGTTGCATGTTCCTCATGTCCAAAAACTTCTTCATTACTAAAAGTAAAATACTTATCACTAATGATATCATTAGCATCAGCATCCATCATGTTTTCAATTACTGTATTTATTTTAGCTTCATTAATTAATTGTTTTTTACTTTTATTTATAGTAAAAGATATTGACCCATAAATAGAATCTAATATACGATTTATTATTCCTTGTGTATTAAATAATGTAATGGTGTCTAAAAAATCATTATTTAAATCAGTAAGTTTTTTATTATCATAATTAGGGGAGGATTTAATAGTTAAAATATTAGTAGGGCCATTATTAACACCATCTGGATTAAATGTTATTGACATTAATGGGACACCTGAAGTGTTATTCCAATCAAAAGTTTGATTTGGTGATTGAATAACTCCATATAAAAATGTGTTAAAATCACGACTACTAGTTAAGTCACCATTACTTGGTATATCTTTATATAGTAATTTACCAGAAGTTGATTTTGGGTCAACCTTAAATATATCGAAGAAATCAACTTTATTAAGTTCAATAACAATACCAGATGTATAAACTGGTGATTTTAAAAAATCAGGTAAACTAGGATTAACACCACAACTTACAATACTTTTTAATTCAATTTTAAGACCTTTTTTAATTTCTTTTTCTATTTTACTTAGATAATATGTAAAAGTATCTACAATCGTATCTATTAATAATTTAAAACCAACAAGAATAGTAAGTAAATCAGTTAAAAAATCAACTACTTTACCTTTTGTATTTTTAAATGAGTCTAAACTCTCTGTTTTCTTTTTATTAAATTTATCTGATTTATCTGCAGCCAATACTTTATGAGAGGCAACATGTCCAGTTACTTTATTTTTTTTCTCTAATATTGACATATTATTCTTCTATATGTTCTAAATTATTTTTGTCGTTTTTTAGCATTTCTCTAATTGATTTGAAATCGCTAAGACTTGCAGAACCATTGCTTCTTTCTGAAACAGCTGAATCGACATCACCTCTATTTTTAATAATATCACTTTGCAATTTAGCTATTTCTAATTTTATTCTAATAGCAGAATCTTTAATTTTTAAAAGATTTCCTTTTTCTTTAGCAATTTTGGTATAATCATCAACATCTACTGGTGTGGCACTAGAAGATAATTCATTGATAGTTTTTTGACTATCAGTTATTTGTAGACATGCATCGTTATAAGTTTCTTGCATAAGACCTTCTAACGATGCATTATTGTTTACTTTTACATCTTGTTTAGTTTTTCTTGGCATAATAATAGTTTTTAAATAAGTGTTATTTACTATAAATACCTGAAAATCTGTTTTTATACTATTTTTTTAAAGACCTCGTTGTTTTAACAAATCATACATATCTTTAAAACGTTTCATTGACAATCTAATATCCTTGGTTGATAAGTTGGTATAATTTCGCATAGTTTCAAGTACGGAATTTTTATTGTATTTTGAACCACCGTCCATAGATTCAAAAGCGGTTTCCCAATTCTCTAATATTTCAACTAGAGCATACCCTACTTTTTTTTCATTTTCATTTAATTTTTTTTTTGGTGTGTGTTTAGTGTCATCTAATTCATCTTTAATTCCATCGGAAACTTTTTTAATGAATTTATCCATTGAAAAATCTTTTCGTTCTTCAATATCTTCAGACATATCTTCATATGAAGAATTTTGTTTCATATATTTTTCGTCTTTAATTAAAAGACCTAATATATAATGTTTACATATGGTTCCAAAATAAGAATAAGCTTTACGCCCAGTTTCAAATTTATGTACCTTGGTCATCAGAAATGAAAGGGTGTCTGTGTGAAGGTCCTCAAACGTTTCACCCTTTCTATATAATTTATATCTTCTGATTATCGATTCAATCATTTTATCTAATGGTGCTTTAAGCCATTCGTTAAAGATTAAATTCCTTTCTGCTTCATCTTCTGATTCCAGAAATTTGATAACGGCTTCTTCTTCGTCTGGACCAAAGTACATATCGTTTTTCCTTTTACGTCCTCGCTTATTAACCATTTACCCATTTTGAACTTCATACGTTATTTTTCTATCTTTTGGAAAATAGTATTCTTTTTTAGCTGTTGATAACCACCATCTGGCTTCAATAGGGTCAAGAGTTTCTTTGTAGCTTGTAAATAACGCACCAGGTCTTTGATTGGTATGTTTGTAACCAAATTTAGGTAAAACCATAACTCTAACATCTTTAAATGTCATACGCAATAAAAACTCATATAAGAATGTTAATTTAATGCTAGGTTTAAAACCACCATTTTCTTCGTATACTGATTTTCTCATTACCATACCATCAGTATTAAAATTTTGATATGCTAATAGAGCATTGTTATCCAATATTCCTAATTCATCTGAAAAACTATTTGCCCATGCAGCTTCATTGGTCAAACCAATAAATTGATTTTTCCCGTCAACATCAACAATTATAGGTAAGAAGATATCAACATTAGGATGAGCTTCTCTATATGTTACAACATTTTTAAACCAAATGGTAGCATATTCATCATCAAATTCTAAGATACTAAACCATTCTGATTTAGCAACTTCTACACCATAATTTACTTGAGAGGCAAAATCTGTATCACCGTCATTTTCAGCAATAGTAATTGATTTAGAGTAATCGCCAAAATCAAATTCTTTAACATAAGTAGCAACATCGCTATCTTTAGGTACGACAATGACTAATTCATCAGGTCTTACTATTTGAGTTTTAACGCTTTCAACAGCATTAGAAAATAATATTTTAGTTTCTTCGTTCAATTCGTGAACTGGAAGAATCACGCTTATTTGTGTTTTAGTTTCCATATTTTTTTTATATTAATTAATTGTTAGTTGTTTCAACTTCAGCTGGTTCTTGTTCTTTTATAGAATTTAGCATGTTATTTAGTTCAGCAATTCTATTTGAAATTAAACCACCGTATACTTCAGTAATTGCTGTTAATTGTTTTTCAGAAGTATATTGACCTTTACTGTCTTCAATTGCTTGGGTTAATTCAGCTGGGATAGCATCTTCTAACCATACTTTTAAGTATGTTGCAATTAATTCTGGAATGTTTAAAGTTGTGTTAGTCCAAACACCATTATTTTTAATTACATTATTACCATCTTCATCTTTAGTTTCCATCCATTCTGGTACCATGTTAGGTATTTTTCCAATAATTGTTGTATCACATTCAAAAGCTTCCAATGGAAAAGTACCAAAACCTGCAGTATCGTCAACCCATACAGCTAAACAACATTTTCCTAATTCTTCAGCAAATTCTTGTCTAGGTAATCCTCTTAATTCTTTAAAAGTAATCCATTTGTACATTGGAAATTGTAAATAAAATGCTTTAGCAATTTTAGAAGCATCAGATTGATTTCTAGTATGTAAAGCAACAACAGGGATTTTAGGTTTTTCACTAGGTTTAAAGTATGTAGGGATTGATACTGGAACCAAATGTAAATTGATTGATGGGAAAAGACTTGAAAGATACTGTGCTTGTTTAACACTAGTAGTAATCACATCATTAAATCCATAATCAGCATTCCATCTTTTACCAATTGGTAGTAATTCTAATAAGTAATCATAACTTTGTGACATAACTACTTTTCTACATGGAAAATCTTTAACTTGGTCCATGATATTAGAAAAGATTTCTGGGATAATAATAAAATCAGCAGGACCAACATTTAATTGTTGTCCTTCAATTGAAACGTGTGGTAAGTTTGCATATTCTTCTCCTAACCATTCGGCAATACCTTGACCTTCTTCATTACCAATAAGTTTATAATCATTTTTTTCGTGTAGAATAGATGCACTATACCCTAATTCTCTAAGTAATTTTACGTGTTCGTAAATATTTGCAATACCAGCAGTAGGGTTACCTTTGGTATCCAAAGTAAAAAAGTATAAATTAAATGTTTTATCATTTAAATTTTGTAATGTACTTTCGATTTGTTTTTTTTGTTCTTCCATTTTTTTTTGAAGTTTTTAATTGTTATTCTCTTTCTTTTATTATTTCGTACTCATATAAAGTATTAAACGCTATTTTAAATGATAAAGAAGACTTTTCAAGTCCTCTTTCGGCACCCATAGTATCATCTATTTCATCACTTTCTGTGACATCTAAAATGACTTCAATCATAGTTCTAATTAAATCATATTTAGCTGCATTAACTTCTCTAACTCTTTCTGTAGAGGTTTCATTAACTTCAACACTAATAATTTTACCTTTTTCATCTAAATAAGTTTTAGTATGTGTTTCAACTAATTTTGTTGGTTCTAAGGCTGGGCTAATTATTTTTTCTAATGCATCAATATCAATATAATACATTATACCACCAAATTCTATCATATATTAAATTTCTTCGTAAGTTGTTATTTTGGTATTTAGAATCTTACTTCTAAGGTCTTCATTTTTAATAAAATCTAATATCGAATCTATTTCAAAATCAGCACTAACATTTTTATTATATGTTGTATTAACTTTAACACTAATTTTACCAGAAGGTTTAGCCTCTAAAGCTTGTGGGTTAGCAGTAATCAATACATCAAGACCATCCCATTTACTAGCATAATCTCGTACAAATCTTATTTTGTCTGCACGACAACTAGTTTTTGATAAAAAGAAATAAGTTGAGGGGATACTTTTATCAATTTCACGACTAACGATTTCAATTTCATGTTCTTCATCGTCTTTGATATCCATTAAAAAAGTATTAAAACGGTTCATTAAACCGTCTGACATCTGGTCTGCATGACCAAAAATTTCTAGAGGTGCTTCTAAATAAAGAAACGTATTAAATTTGTTGATGTCATCAAATTTAAAAAATTCGATTAAATTGAAATTTGTGATATCTTCTTCCGTCACTTCATTTTCTCCAACATACTTATCATAAGTATAAGCTAATTGGCCAACATAATCTCTTAAAACCTCGTTAAGGCTGACCCCAATTCGACTCATAATATTATTTATTTTTATGTTTTGTTATTTTATAAGCAATTATAATAAAAGTTGTCATAATGTAAATAATAAGAATAAAAAAAAAACCGATATATTTTTATATCGGTTTTTTAATTATTTAAATAGTCTTTTAAATAGTGATTTTTTTTCTATTATTGGTAAAACATTTTTTTTATTTTTTAATTTTTCTTCTTCCAACTT